AAAAGGATGGCAAGACTATCTACATCACCTCTGTAACAGGGTATAAGATAGAACCTTACCAACGCCAAAACAACGGATATAAGCCGTCAAATGCCGCACTCCCTACGGCTACACAAGCTGTGAGCCAGCAAGCTCAAAGCGTGCCGCAACAGACTTCTCAAACGTTCCCACCGAATGTTGACGAAAACGGCAGGCTTAGAAATGAGGACGATTTACCTTTCTAGCGTATGGCTCTGTATAATCTCGCAAACGAGTATGATGTTGAACGCTTTAAAGAGAAGTGTAACGACATGGTTCACAAGAAAGCTTATGTCGAATTGAAGAATAAGCTTATGACAAGATCTTTGGCACAGAACTCATATTGTCACGTGTTGTTGGGCTATTTCGGTTCAGAATTCGGGTTTACTATCGAACAAGTCAAGTATGACTTCTTTAAGAAGAAATGTAACAAGGATATATTCGAGAGGACGAGATCTAACAAGAGAGGACAGAAAGTGACATATATAAGAAGTACTACTGAACTCGATAAAGGAGAAATGACAATTGCAATCGAGAGGTTTCGCAATTGGTCAAGTTCAGAATGTGGCTTATACTTGCCAAGTCCTCATGAATCGGAAATGCTATTTTATGCACAACAACAGATAGAAAGTAATAAAGAATTTTTATAACATTTTACAAGTAAATTATGATCGCAGATTTGAAGAATTATCGTCCTGCTAAGATTGATTTCGTATTGGACGACAAAGCAAAAGAGACATTCAAAGATGTACTGGTTCTCTGCAAAGGTGCCAAGTCTTCAAAAGAACCGTTAAAGGTTTTCAAGGAGAAATTTAATTGCCTTTTCCCAGAAGGAGAGTTGGCTACTCGTCAGTATGATACTCACGAGATTGCCATGATTCGTGAGGAGTACTGTTTGAAAGAAGAGAATGACGTCCCCAAGCGTAAGCAAGAGTTGCAGGAAACTCTCGAAGCTATCAAGGCTATGAAGAAGAACGCAGAGGAAGCATACAATTCTATCTTACTTGAAATTGCCGATTTGGCTGCACGAGTAAAGGAGGGCACGACCGAGTTCAAGTTGTCTTCCACGGAAACGGTTCGTATTGCCCTCAACGGCTATTTCTTGTTCTACTCGTGGGTAGACGGAGAAATGCAGCTTGTCAAGGCGCACAAAATTCCTGATTGGGATCGCAACACGTTATGGTCACAGGAGGATGTAAACCGAGAAGCTATGAAAGAACTTTTCGGGATTGAATTCCCAGAGGTAGAAAAGCCTGCTATGAACGAAAGTGAAGCGCAGGAAGATGACGATGATTTGCCATTTGGCGAAGAGGATTAAGTAAAACCAAGTTGAGGGGGTGTCTATTTCGTTCACCCCCTCTCTTTTCACACTAAGAGCAATGAAATATACACTTCGAGATTATCAGAAACAAGCATCAGACACAGCTGTTAGATCTTTCCTAAGTCCGAAGAAGACTAATGGTTTGATTATCGTCTCAACAGGTGGGGGAAAGTCCCTCATCATAGCTGATATAGCTTCAAGATTAAATTCTCCGCTGATTGTGCTATGTCCATCAAAAGAAATATTACAACAGAACTTTGAAAAGCTACAGAGTTATGGAATACTTGATTGCGCTTGCTATTCTGCTTCTGTCGGTTGCAAGGATATCAACAGAATCACTTTTGCCACTATCGGAAGTGTAATGAATCACATGAATGATTTTAAGCACTTCAAGTATGTGCTTATAGATGAGGCTCATGTTGTTAATAGCAGAGGTGGTATGTATAAGAAATTCATAAACTCAGAATATAGGCAGGTCATAGGATTAACAGCAACACCATATCGTCTTAGTTCGTATATGAATGGCTCAATGCTGAAATTTCTCACTCGTACACGACCACGAATTTTTAGCGAGGTTTTATACGTCTGTCAAACATCGGATTTGCTCGCAAAAGGGTATTTGGCTGACTTAAAGTATTACGACTTAACTGCAATCAATATTGAGAACGTTATAAGTAATTCAACAGGAGCTGATTATGACGAGAAATCTTTGAAACTTGAATATGAAAGAAGCGGCTTTTTTGATAAACTCACAACTACAACATTGCGAGTTTTGAAGCCTAAAAATGGTATTCCACGTAAAGGGGTATTAGTCTTTACTCGCTTTGTTGAAGAAGCTGAGAACCTAGTAGAAAAGTTGAAAATGAAAGGCGTATCTGCTGCAATCGTAACTGGTGCAACTCCGAAAGTAGAGAGAGAAAAGTTGCTTAATAATTTCAAAAGTGGGAAGATAAAGGTTGTGGCGAATGTTGGAGTTTTGGTTGTTGGTTTCGACTTCCCTGCATTAGACACTGTTATTTTGGCACGCCCGACCAAATCACTTGCATGGTATTATCAAGCAGTTGGTAGATGTATCCGACCTTTCAAAGACAAAGATGGGTGGGTTATAGACTTAGCAGGAAACTATAAGCAATTCGGCAAGGTTTCAGATTTGAAGATAGATGTAGAGAAACCGAACTCTCAACTTTGGTGTGTGAAAAGTAATGGAATAATTTTAACTAATAGAATGTTTTAGAATGAGTGATATTTTGGATATAATGCGTGACTTTATGCTTTTTACGCAAAAGATAGAACGTGATATGTATGAAACAGTTAAAAAGCTTCAACTTCCAGATGAGCTTGATATATATAACTTCTTTGAAACGTGGGCAGGTCGTGCCGAGTGCCATTTGTATGAAGGAGCAATGACAGCTTGCAGTATCAATGATTACGTGAAGTTATACGACGATTCGATTTCCATTCGCTATCATATCGGCGAATCAAAATACTATGCGCTACGTTTTAACGGCAGAGGTGTATTCCTTGTGAGCGAGAAGCGGTATAATGAACTTAAGGCATATAAGTAAACGTAAATGATTAGGGAATTTGATATTGAAATATACGGCAGGATGTTGTGGATAGCTACAAGCTGGGAAGATGTTAAAGACAAATTTACAACTTACGGAGGTTATGATTTTAAGAAATCAGAAAACGCATACGCTACTACTTATCCATGTATAGCGAGTAAGAAGACAGGAAAATATGGAGTATTGGTAGTCTTTTATGACTGCTCTAAACTCTTTGGAAGCAAGATTGTCGAACATATAGCACACGAAAGTTTGCATGTGGCAAACGCTATTTTCGATGAGTTGGGAGTTGAATATAGTCTGATACACGATGAGCATGCCGCATATATGGTTGGCTGGGTTGCAAAGTGTTGTTGGAAAGTTTTACAGAAAGAGGTTTACAAATAAAATAGATAAGAAAATATGAAAGTAAAGATTAAGAAATTAGTAGAAAACGTATCTATTCCTCACTATGCGAAAAATGGTGATGCAGGACTTGACCTAACAGTTACAAGTATAGATGAGATAGGCGACAAAGTTATTTATCATTGTGGGCTTTCCTTTGAAATTCCACACGGATATTTCGGTTTAGTTATTCCAAGAAGCAGCAATGCAAATAAGGATTTATTGTTAACAAATTCGTGTGGAATAATTGATAGTGGGTATCGTGGTGAAGTGACAGCCGTGTTCTTAAAGACGCTTTTTGATGGCAATTTTTACAAGATTGGTGATCGGTTTGCTCAAATGATCATTTTACCATACCCACAGATAGAGTTTGAAGAAGTTGAAGAATTGTCTAAAACAGAAAGGGGGATAGGCGGATATGGCTCAACAGGAAAGTAGTGTAAATCATCCGATACACTATAATCGACATCCAAGCGGTATTGAGTGTATAGACATTGTTCGTCATTACGATTTTAATATCGGTAATGTAATCAAATACATTTGGCGTGCTGGATTAAAGCACGAAAAAGGTATGAACGATAGAGATAAACAAATAGAAGATATGGAGAAAGCTATGTTCTATTTGAAAGATGAAATTGAAATGCTAAAAAGAAAAAGAAATGAAGAAAAAGAATAGATGTTATCTGTCTGGTCCTATCAGTGGTAAGGATATGGAAGAGAGAAAAAAAGCTTTCAAAGTTGCGCAAGTAATGCTTGAGGCAGCAGGCTACGAAGTTGTCAACCCTATGGAAAATGGGTTGCCTTTGAATGCAACAACAGTTCAACACATGAAGAGAGATATCCAGTTACTCATCGAGTGTGAGTGCATCTTCATGATGGATCAATGGAATCACTCACAAGGGTGCTACACTGAGTTTATTGTTGCAACTGCAATCGGCTGTGAGGTTATTTTCGAGAGCAAAATGGGTGAAATAGAATTAGGCGATAATAAGCGATTTAAGACGATATTTCGATGATGAATAAATACTACTTCAATAGGAAGAAAAAAGACGCTCACAGCGAAGAAAAAACACATAGAAAGAAATCTACACGTAGTAAACCCAATCTTACTAAGAAACTTGACAAGGTTTTTTCTGCATATATCCGTTTACGTGACACGATGCCGAGCGGTTTTTTTACTTGCATCTCTTGTGGTCAGATAAAGCCATTTGAACAAGGCGATTGCGGACATTACGTCAATCGTCAGCACATGAGCCTAAGGTTCAGCGAAATGAACTGCAATATGCAATGCCGCAAGTGCAATCGCTTTGACGAGGGCAACATCATGGGCTATCGGCAAGGTCTTGTTAAGAAGTACGGAGAACAACGCGTTGTGATGTTAGAAGCGCATAAACGCGAAACCAGACACTGGTCTGACTTTGAACTTGAAGCGATGATTAAGCACTACACGGAAGAGGTAAAACGGCTTAGTTCGCTAAAGGGTATAAGAGTCAATATCTGAAAAAATGTTATCAAAAGAACTTTATTAGACTAATCTTAGGTTATTATAAATTTATTCGCTAACTTTACAAGCGAATAACAGAAATATTTAATTTTGGAGTAGACGCCAAGATAAAAAGATATTAGATTTAAATTCAACTCCCTAACTTGAGGTTCGTCGTCTACTTTAGAACCAAGAGTTAGGGTAGTTGTTTTTAAGGAGGTTTCATTTATGATTTTAACATTTGATTCAAGACTTGCTAAGCGATATGGTATAAATATCGCAGTTATTTATTCTGTCTTTATAGACTATATAACTTTGTGTATAAATGAAGATTTTATGTTTTCAACAAATGGAAAAAACATATACAAAAATACCAATTTTTTATATTTCCAAAGTTTGTGAATTTATGTCTGAAACAACCATTTATAAGACGATAAAGAAAATGGAACGTTTAGGTTTAATGGAATCAATAAAGTCTAATGTTGATAAATGTGATATGTCTAAGTGGTATAAATTAACGCATTAAAGATTGGAGGTAAATATGCAGTTTACGATTAATATTGACCAAAGAAGTGTCGTAGAAAATGGCTGGGGTTTATCTTTTGACGATATGGCCATTTTCGACTTTATGAGTAAGTTCATACTTGGAGGGGCTTTGTTGAAACAATCAACTCCTAAAGGAGATTTCTATTGGGTTTCATTTTCGAAAATAAGAGAAGAACTACCTATGTTATCTGGAAATTCTGACAGTAGCATAAAGAGACATATTGCAAACTTAATTCGTGTAGGACTTATTGAAAAGTGCGACGAAGAAATATCCATACGAAGACACCTATCATTATATCGATTAGGAGAAGCATATCATAAATATTGGAGAAGAGATACCCCTCCAAATTTGGACGGTAACC